ATCATGTTCTGCTTCATAAGCTACTGCCGCTGTACTATCATCTTCAAAGTTGTAAGTTCTAAAAAGTGTTGTGGTTTTTGTTGCATCAAAAGCTGATGAGCCATCTCTAAAATTTACTTGAAAATAATTAGATCCTTGAGCTGATCCATGAATATCTATAAACTTAAATACATATTCTTTGTAAGTAGAATCAATACCACTTGTAATATCTAAAGTTGATGAACTAGATGCAGTTGATGTAGAGATAAGATTCATTGAACCACCACCTACACCACTGGGTAAACTCGTGATTGCCGATAGGGAGTTGTTGTTAGCAAAGAGTAGAGCCATGTGTTACTCCTTTGGATTGTTGTCTTTAACTGCTTTAATAGCTTTAAACCACTCTCCAGTTTTATCACCTTTATCAGAGTTCATGTCATGATAAAGTTTATCTAATTGTTCTTGCACCGAAGGATAAGTTCGTGCCCTTTTAATTAAAATTTTATTTAAATTTTCTGAAGCATCACCATCAGAATTATAATTATCTAATTGTGCATCAGTAGGTTTATTTAAACCTGATACATTCCAAGATGCAATATAATCGCCTTTTCCATCAGAATCATTTTGAAGAATAATATTGTTTTGTTCTTCTTCCCAAGTTTTAGAGTTTGCCTCTAAATATAATTTTACTTTTGTATTTAATCTAGCCATAATTTTTCCTATAATATTATTCTAAATGCTCCAAAATATTTGTCATAAAGACCACCAGTGTTTCCACCATCATTTTTTGCACCATATAATTCATAATAATCGTCATCATCTGCATCTACTATTGCGTTAAGTGTCATAGTTTGTGCACCAGCACCACCATTAGTTCCAGGATTATAATATGAAGTATAAACTCCATATGCTGTCCCATTAGCTGATTCCATTATAGAACCATTTTTATAGATAGCTAAACGAACATAACTATTATCAACCATATTTATAGCACTAGCTTTTGCAGTAATCATATATTTTCCAGCAACTCCTGGAGTAAATCTGTCTGATGAATATGTATTATCACTATCAAAAACTTCTGTATCCATTGTTAATTTAGTCAAAGTGTTATCTGAAATATCTGTTCCATCTTCTGTATTTGTAGATTGAGCAAAAAATGCTGGAGTGTTAGCTCCACCAACACCAGACACAAAGTTTGCTCTAGTCATTTTTTTTAATGCACCAGAAGCAGATGTATCTGAAATTAAAATTAAATCATCTGTGGCAATAGAAGTTTCGGCTGTTTGTCCTGTGATTGCAGTAACATCTAAATGTTCATCACTGATTGCATCATCTACTATCTTAGCAGCTGTTACAGAATCATCTGAGGGTGTACCCACGTTTAAAGTATCACCTAATAAAATAATAAAATCAATTACATCACCCGTTGCTAAGTTACTAGCAAAAGTAATTGTTGCACCAGAGATAGTAAAAGAACTACCTGGTTTCTGTAAGACACCATTTAAACTAAC